GGGTCGCATTAAATTGAGTCTCTGTCTGATGGCCCCCATAGGCCACCACCACTAGAACGACCATAATGCACGATTTGCAAGTTCGCGACATTCTGCGGTATGTTGCGCATGTTTCCGAGGAATGAGCACGACACAGGCGGCAAAAAACAGGGCGGCGGAGTGGACGGTTTCCCATGCCGCCAAGGTGATGGAGATCGACAAGGGCGATTTTGCTGACCTATGTGCTCAAGCTGGAATTAAGCCCCGAATTGCCGGTCCGGCACATTACTATCCGCGAGATGAGACGACGCAAATCGTCATGCGACACAAATTATCGCGGGACAAGAGCTCGACCGATCTGAGGAACGAGGCCCAAGCGGAGAAGGCGCAGGTGGAGACTGAGATTCTGCGTGGCAAATACATCCCGATCGCGGAAGTGGTGGCGCCGGTCACGACCTACCTTTCGGCGGTCAACAAGGAGATCCAAAATTGTGAAATGCCGAACGAGTCGAAGGAAAACCTGATTGCCAAAATGAAATCGGTCAGGGAGCAACTTGGGATTGACGAGGATGCGTGAGGCGAGATGGACAATATCACAGGCGGCTGCATTGACGGAGTTTTGCCGCCGAGCAGATGAGATCCTGCTTCACAAGCCGAAACTCTCTTTCGAAGAGTGGGCGCCGCGCTTCATCGAAAACCCGGACGGGACTCCCTTCCGGTTCCGCCCTTGGCAGGTCCAGCCGGCGCGGGACCTCTTTGACCTGTCCCTGCCAAGCGTGACGATCCGCGCTTATTCTGGCGCGGGGAAAACCTACCTGATTTCGGCCGCAATGTGTTACGCGGTCGAGCAGTTGCGGGAGCAGATCGGGATCATGTTTCCGAACAAGGATGCCGCACAAGAGTGGATCGGGGAGGAGTTGTCGAAGATGTTTGAATCGACCCCGGCAATCGCAGATTTGCGAATGCTCACCGACAAAGTCTTGCTAAAGGTCTGGAACAACGGAGGAAAGCTGTCAGGCCTTGGCGCGAACAGCTCTACCCAGATACGCCGTCTACAGGCTTCAATTCTTTACGCGGACGAGATTGACGCCATCGAGCAAGACAAGAGCGATGAGGGAGATAAGATTGACCAGTTCCACATGCGAGCGAGGGGTAGGAAGCGACAGAACAAATGGCTGACCTCCTACCCTTCGTTAAAAGGAGCCTCAAAGGTCGATGCCTGGTATGACAAGAGCGACCGTTGTAATCTGTTTGTGCGGTGCGCGAAGTGTGAGCATCAATACGTGATGCACACGAATCAGATGGTATGGACTCCGAAAAAGCCGGAAACTGCCCATTTGATCTGCCCTGAGTGCAAAAGGAAGCTGAAAGAGGGCGAGCGCATAGAGATGGCCAAGGCCGGCGAATGGCTCAACCGGAACCGAGAAAAGCCGCAGCGAGGGGTCGATCGCGGGTTTCATCTGGGATGCATGAATCACACCGGCGACCACAACGGCGCCTACGATGGATATTTGCATGAAGTAGCCGCCAAGATCGAGGCACGCAAGACCAGCGACAACCCAGAGAAATCTCGGCGCGTGTTCGTGAACACGATGGATGCGGAATCTTTCGCCGAGGAGATGGAGCAAAAGCCGCAGCCTGACACGCTCTATGCGAAGCGTGAGAAATGGGATCCCGTCCAGATGATGCCGCCGGGCGTATTGATGATCACGATGGCGGTAGATGTGCAAAAGAACCGCCTCGAATGCATGACGGTCGGGTGGGGCGTGAACTCGGAATGTTGGCTTATCGACTACAAGGTTATCCAGGGAAGCTGCCAATCGGTGGGCACCTGGAACAAACTAGACAAGTATCGCCTCAAACGCTGGCCGCACCCGCACGCCGGCAACCTCGCGCCGGCTTGTGTCGTCGTGGACTCCGGGAAATGGCAAAGCACGATTCTTGAGTATACCGGGCCGAGAACCCGGGCGCGAGTCTATGCCATCAAGGGGGCGAAGTCGATCGACCGCGAGCTCGTCAGCAAAAAGCCGACAATGATTGGACGACCTCCGGCGCCACAGTATCATATCGGCACGCATGAGGCCAAAGACCTGATTTACCAACGCCTGGAGCTGGATCCGCCGAAAAAGGGAAACACCTACCCTCGGGGGTTTATCCATGTTCCAGAGGTTGAGGCGTTCAGCGAGACGACAGGGGGCGAGGCAACTGGTTTTTTCGAGATGCTTCTGGCGGAAGATTCGGTGATGAAGCGAAGCACCCGCACAGGCGAGTTTGTGCGTTTTTTCGATTGTCCTCGCGGGCAACGGAACGAGGCACTCGATTTAATGGTTTACAATCTCGCGGCGGAGCGGATAATGAACCCGAATTACGGAGTAATCGCTTCGAAAATGGCAAAGTGAATGACTAGGATCAGCCGCACCATGAAACACCACTATCCTGACTGCCAAGGAGGCCCCGATTGCAACTGTGACGAACGAGAGTCGGGAGAAGGCGATGCGTTGATCGATGTTTGTTGTCCTCCCCTTGAGCCGATTCACAAGTTCAACGGAGGCAGAGGGGCTACGCTCTGCCACAGCTGCCAAACAATAATCAACGAGGGATTCTCTGGGGCGCTTTTCTGCGATTTCTGTGCGAACACTAAAGAACACCTGCCCCGATGAAACACAACGAAGATTGCCACCTCGGAGATAACGCCGAAGACTGCCCTGCTTGCCAAGACCCTCTCGGCGAGGGGTCTGGTGCTTCGCCTTGTTCTGCGTTGCGGATTCCGACAAGGCCGCGATGCCACCGATGCCAGCGATATATAACCATCGACACCCATGCGGACTATGACCTATGGGATGAAGTGATCGGGGAAAGATTCGGCTCCGGCTACATTTGCGCCGATTGTTTCACGAGGGCCGCAGACGAACGGCTGATTGAGTGGGAAGGGCGTCTTAAATTGGTGCCGATCAGCCTTGCCGCTCAGATGAAGATTCAGGCTCAGGTTTCTTCGCAGAACGCATGAGCGCACACACTGACAACGAGCGGAGCGAGGCGGCAGTTGATGTGCCGCGCCTTGTTCGCCTTGGGGATTACGTCCACGCCGCGAAGTATTCCGACTATGACCCCGCCGACCCGTGGCGAATCGGATTCGTTGTGAGGATCATCGAAACATGGAAGCCCCACCCGACTCTCCCGACCGAGATCAAGCGGACCTATGTTATCGGGGAGCAGGATGGAACGTGGAGCGACTTCCGAGAATATAACCACGCCAAGAGGATTACCGCCGAAGAAGGGAAGGCTTTTCTTGAGGCGAACGACGAGCCATCACACCCCAGACCGAGAACGAATATGGAAACTGAAAACGACCCCGAAACCGCCAGCACTCCACCGACTCGCAACGGGGCAGGGGTTGATGATCGGCGGCTTGTTCGGCTTTGCGTCAATTGCGCCCACCACACTGAGAATGTCTGCCGAGAGAATGTCTGCATGAGAAAAAATCGCAGCAAGGGCGTCGATCCGGTAACGGGGAAAGAGATCAAAACTGGCGGAATATACTGTGACCGCCGATCAAACATGATCGTGGCGAGACTGTTCGGCGAGTGTGGAAAGGAAGGCAGATTTTTTAAGCCGAACGACCAAGCTGACGCATCGCCGTAGGCGATTGCTGTCCAGCGCCTTGTTCTCTGCCGAATAGACGCCCCCGAAAATAAATGCACTTTTCTTTGATTAATTGCTTGCACGGAATCAAAAAGGGTGTATTCTTAAAACATGACAACGAAGCAAGACATCAAAGAAGCCCTGATCGCCAAAATCGAAAACCTTCGGAACATCTCAGACGCCGAGCGCAACTACCAGATTTCCGACATCGTTGACGATCTTCTCTCCTCCCGCGTCGCAGTCACGATTGAGCGCAGCGAGCCGAACACCTGCCCCGTGCCGGAATACAACCCCGAAGAAGACGGCACCTACATTGAGTTTCTGGTCGCCAACAACATCGACTAATGAGGGGCGGGAAACGCAAGGGAGCGGGGCGAAAGCCCCGCTCAGAGCCACGGGAGGCCGTCACAGTGCGATTGGAGCCAGATGACGCGGAGAAGTTCCGCAAGCTCTGCGAGGCGAAAGGGCGCAGCCAGGCGGAGCAAATCACCGAATGGATCAAACGCGCCCGATTGTAGGCAGAGAACAAGCAGATAACGCAACCTTGAAAGATTGACAGCACCACGAACCACGAGATTGAGAAATATCATAGCCACGGCGCGGAGTTGTATCGCCCGTCTTGGTTCGCGGTGTTTTCCCTAGAATTGCCACTATGTTGGCAAAAATTCGACTTTTCCGGCAAAATAGGCTATTTTTTCACGGGATTCACACGACCGGCGGCAGTTCTTGCTGATGGCCACTATTACCATTCACTCTTCCCCGCCGGAGATGCTTACGGCGGGAGATGTCTATCACTGGAAGGATGTTCCTGCCAATATTAACGACGTATCTTCCTACGTAGTTTATTTCCGATCGGTTGCCGATTCCGATGTTTCATTCTCGGTTACGGGCTCCGATCAGTCCACGTATTTCCTCTTTGAGCTGGAAGGGGCAACGACAACGAGCCTCGACGCGGGCGAGTTTACAATCACGAAGCTGATCACCTACACATGGGGAAGGGAAACGACATCGGACGGGAAACTTGTCCTGCTTGACAACCCGACTGCGAATCCGAATAAGTCTTACAACCAGCGGATGGTGGATCTCCTCGAGTCCCATATTGATGGCAGGCTTCCAGAAGGCTTGGAGTCGCACACAATTGGTGGTGTCCCGATCTCGAAAATCGCACTTCTTGATGCGCAACGACTTCTTGCCGACTACAAGGCGAGGTTGGAATACGAGAGAAACGCCAAGTTTAAGCGCGAGAATCCCGACCAGGGCAGTGGCAACACCATCCACATCCGATTCTAATGACCGGAAAGACCGCAACAGTAGACGCCAAAACTGGCGCCATGATTCTCTCGGAACCGAAACCGGAGCGGCTCGCCAAGGCATCCGCTTTCGAGGGGGCCAAGCTTAACCGATTCACCTCGGACTGGATTACGAGCAACGCCTCGATGGATTGCCTTCTGGAGCCCAGTCTGATTCGGCTTCGATCTCGCTCCAGCGACCTCGTCCGAAACGATGGCTATGCCTACAACGCAGAGGAGCAGGTGCTCTCCAACGTCATCGGCCCAGAAGGGTTCAAGATCAAGGTAAACGCCAAAACAGCTGCCGGCCGAGCTATGGACAAGAAAGCATCGGAGGCGGTGAGGCAGGCGTGGAAGGAGTTTTGCCAGTCGGAGAATTACACTGTAACAGGGGACGTTACAGAACACGGTTTTGATTGTCTCTTGCTTCGGTCTGTGTTCCGAAAGGGGGGAGGATTGGCGCGAATGGCAAAGGGGTTTCGGGACAACGGCTGGCGGTTTGCGATGCAGGGCATAGCCATCGACCGCCTAGACCCAGAATACTCCTTCCCAAACAAGAACATTTCTATGTCCGTCGAATACGATGGCTTTGGAAGAGAGATCGGCTACCACATTCTTGACCAGAACCCGGGAGACAGGTATTATGGCGGACCCCTGCCTGGAAAACGGTCGTTCCTTGGCTCGGGAGACGCGATCCACGCCTATGTTAAGGAGGAGTTTGGTCAGTCTCAAGGCAAACCTTGGCTAACTCCGGTTATTGCGCGACTCCGCCAGCTCCACGGATACGAAGAGGCCGAACTAATCGCCGCTCGCGCCCATGCTTCGAAACTGGGGTTTTTCGAAACGGACTTCAACTCTCCGGCGGGAGGGTATCAAGGGGAGGGACAAGACAGCCTGGGGAATATCACAATGGACGGCAGCCCCGGCAGCTTTGAGAACTTGCCCCCGGGAGTAAAGGCCACACTCATCGACCCAACACATCCGAATGCCAACTACCCCGACTTTCGCAAGGGGATGTTGAGGGGTATCGCGTCCGGCATCATTACAAACTACAACATTTTAGGCAACGATCTGGAGGGAGTGAACTATTCAAGCATTCGCAGCGGAACCCTTTCCGAGCGTGATCGGTGGATGATTATTCAACGCTGGTGGATTGACACGGTAAAGAAGCCGATCTTTTCGCAGTGGCTGCAGTTTGCTTTGATGGCAGGAAAGATTCCAGGCTATGGCATGGCAGATTTTGAGCGCCTCAATCATGCAGAGTTTACGGGGCGCCGTTGGGCATGGGTAGACCCGGACAAAGACAGCAAGGCAGAGGAGCGCAGACTTAAAAACCGCCTTACTTCCCATCAAGAGATATGCCGACAACACGGGAAGGATCACGACGAGGTT